GACATCATTCCAACTTCTCTACTTCCATTTAAAATACTATCTAAAGTATCATCTACGTTACTTCCATAACAACTAACCGGAAGTCCTTTGTCTTTTCCATAATTAATCCAAACTGGAGTTGATAAACTATAGAATCCTCTAGTCATATAGTCCTCAAACTTTTTTGCAAATCCTTCAATTTTTAATTCTCTTTCCGCGGTGTTTGCTACATCTTTAATTCGCTGCTCTGGAGATTCAGTAATATAGCCTCTAGATAAAAATGTTCTACTGTCTTCGTTAAGCCAGTAATTCTTCTCGTAATCCATTTAGTTTAATTTGTTTTTAAATTTTATTATTTGTGTTCTTTTTGTATTCTACCCGTAGTTGGACATGGAAGCTTAAAGTAATTAAAAGTCCATCCGTTCCATTGTCCGGCATTCTTTTTTGGTTTTGTATATAATACTCCTTTGTTTCTATTTCTAACCAAAAAAGATTGAGATACATTTAATTCTTTTATAATGTTCTCTTGACTTTCATATTTAGTAACATTTCCATCCGGATCAACTACTTCATAATACCCTTTAATCCAACCAAAGTTTCCATTGTTTTCACCAGCATTATTATATTTTAGTGCAAATTCTTCCGGCGTTAGGGTTGCATTAATTTGTTTAATAGTATTAGACCTTTTTTCTTGAATTTCAGGGTCCTTTGCCATTTCTTTTAAATGGTTTGAAACTCCAGAGTACCAATTTTCCATTGCTTCGCTAGATATTACATGTCCATTGTATTTTTCCTTTTTGGTTTCAATCATTTTTTGAACTTTTTTCGGATCTTTCATTGGATTTTTATCGCCATCCCATAGTCTAAATCCTTTACCTCCATTTCTATTTGCTTCAACTGCTAATTTAACTCTTAATCTTTGAGCCTCTTCGGTTTGAAGATTTCTAAGAGAATACATTAATTTATCACCCTCACATCCATGGATTCTCCATAACAAATAGTGCGCTAATACATGCTCTCTAAATGTCAAAAGTACTAAATTATCTTTTGAATTATCACCTCCCATGTGTTTTGGAACAATATGATGATTTTCATAATATATTTCAGTACTTTTAGTTCTTTTTTCTAAGATTGCATTATCTATTAAGTTTTTATATATGATTGTCCAATTCATTTGATTGTTATATTTTTATAGTTTATATATCTCAATCATCTGAATTTTTTTATCAAAAAAGGACATTAATTAAAACAAATCGTCTTCGGTAATTGACTTACCTTTCTTAAAATAATCAATTTGCTTTTTATAGAAAAAGTCTCCCTCCTTAGTTGAAAGAATCTCAACATCGAACCATAGAGATTTTTCAATTTCTGTAAAATCAACTTCAAATACAGGTTTCATTCCAATTCGTTGTAGGGAATTATTAAAACGATTTTGAATAAATTGTTTGATAGTTTCTTTTGGTAAGAAATCAAGTTCACCCTTTTCAAAAATCCAATCAAGAATTTTAACCTCTGCTAGGTATGCTTTTTTACAAGCAGAATCTATAAGTTGTTCGAATTCCTCATCAAACCATTCTGGATTTTCTCTCTTAATGATGTTAATCAATTCAGAACCGAAGTTTCCATGGATTTCCTCCTCTTTACTTGTTGCTTCAACTACATTTGAAATACCTTTAAATAAGTTTTTCTCCTTGTTAAAAGACATCATAATAAAGAATTGACTAAATAAACTAACATGCTCTATAAACAATGAAAATAGCAGTACGGATTTCGTATACATTTTATTGTCCTTACTTCTCGTGCCATCCAAATACTTTGTCAAGTATGCAATTCTATCTTTAATTGCTGGAATCTCCACTACATGCTGGAATTCGTCTTCTAATCCAAGGATTCTTAATAATTGTGCATAAGCATCTTTGTGTCTTACTTCACTTTCTGCAAATGTCATACCAACATCTCCAATTTCGGTGATTGGCATTCTTTTGTAAAGATCTGCCCAAAAAGTTTTAACATTAACTTCGATTTGAGCAATTGCTAACATCGATCTTTTAATTACTTCACGTTCTGAGTCAGACACTTTAGTCATAAAGTCATCAATATCTGTTGTAAAGTTAAATTCGGTGTGAATCCAATATGAATGTCGGATTGCGTCTTTGTATGCTAATAATTGAGGGTATTCGTAGGGTAAAATATTTACTCGTTTTTGAAAGATATTGTTGCTCATTAGGTGGTAATTTATTTAGAAGTTTATATATAAGTTTTATTGGAGTAGTTTTTTCAACCGGTCAGCTTTTGTGAAATATTCATAGGAAGTTTTTTTATAATCTTTACGCTGTGCATAAAGGTCACTTAATATCTTTCTTAGAATTGAATCCTCGGTCTTATAAACTACACCATTATCGCAAACAATAACCTCTTTATTCTTTCTGCGTTCTTCAATTTCACTTTTATAAATCTTTTCGATGTACGCATCTGGAGATATATTGAACTGTCTCATGATCGAAGGGTATAGTGAAGCAAAATCGAATGCACTTACACCTTCATAAAATCCTAAGATTGGTTCTTTTACAAATGCTCCAGCATATTGGCCATCTTTTTGACTGTCAGATTTCTCTTCACTACCAATTCGCATTCCTTGCTCAGCAAGTTTTCTGGCCATAATAGCTTCAGTAACTGCCACTGGAGAACTTGCTTTATATAATGGCATATTAGTAATGTTTGCCAAGGTTAGTAGTACCTCCATCGACTTCAACTTCTGGTCAATGTAATATACCAACACTGAATCGACAACATTGTAATATATGTACTTAACAAAGTTATCCCGGTATAAGTCCTGTAGTGAGCCAGTGAACTTGATTTTGTTAACGTTCAAGACTTGACTAGAAACATAATCTAATGAATTAGACTCTTTAACTTTTACTGTTCGGTCATATTTGTCATACAATTGCATGTAGTCAAGAATACCAATATGAAGAGGTCTACCATCAGTATGATCGATTGAATGGGTCATACCAACTTCTTTAATATCAATTTGAAGTCTTTTGCATCGATTAACAATATATTGCCAGTCATAGTTGATAAAATTCCATCCAGTCATCATTGGAAACTTTGGTAAGAATTTCATTAAGAAAGTGTACACCATGTCATATTCAGACTTGAACTTATGGTACTTAAATTCCCAGTCCTGATCAAAGTCTTTAAAATACTCATTGGTATCGTCTTGAATCTTTTGGATTTTATCTGGGGCCATATCTTCCAGTCCAAGCACAATTGCTTTACGATCTGGAGTAATTATTGAGAATGAAAGAATTCTACTTTTGGCCTCTTCGGCTTTTGGAAAGCCATCGACAATTTCAGTTTCAATATCGACAAAATAGGTCTTTGGCATATTATATGCGGTTAGGTCTTTTTTGTCCTTCTCTGAAAGATTATCTAAAAAATAAAGGATTGAGAACTTATTGAATTGTTTTCCATATCCTAATTTAACAGGTCGGCCATCCCAGTTTTTATACTCTGGGCTTGCTGCTCTGTCTTTTTCATCACAAACATACCAATTTTGGAATTTGTCCACTGGATATTGCTTGAATGCTACTTCTCCTTTGTCATTGTAGTATGAAATGATAACATCTTTTTCACGCTGCTCGATGTCAAGTATCATTAATATCCTCTTTTTTGGCGGTTAACATTTTCTTCTGCTTTCGCAAAGTAATAATTGTAAGCGGTTTTTGCATCTAATCCGATTGAAGATGCATAATTTATAAAGAAATGTAGTATGTCTACCCATTCCATATAAAGTTCTTTTTTGTCCTCTTCTGATAGGTCGGAAACTTTCATAGTTTCATACTTAGAAAAGTCTTTTTTCCAGTATTTCCAAACTGCATTTCCACTACCATCTTTAATACCTCCAAGGGCATCGGTCATCTCGTGAATTTCATCAACTACTGCATGTGTATTAACATGCCAAAAGTTCATAATATCTCTGATTGACATCGCTTCAAAATTAAAACCATAAGTCTGCTCTTGCATTTTCTTTTGGTTTTCCATGATATCTGCCAAGTGAGTGGTAGAATTTGAATAGAAGTCATGAACTTCCAGGTCTTTACATTGATTGTCTATATTTGCCATAAGTTTTTATATAATAGTTTTATAGGTAATTTTGAAACTGTTTAAAATAAACATGAACTTTTAAATGATACATTTTCGACCTCACAAGATTCACCAATTTGTTCTTTTGAGATTGGAGCATTTGCACGGTTTAGGGCCATCTTTTTACTGTCTCTCAATCGTAAAAATACACCAAACTGGCAACAACTAATTTCAGTACCAAAGGTTGTAAACCTTCCGGTCTCAGTGATTGTTTCTAAATAGTCAAGGTTTTCTCCAGTAAAATCAAAGAATTCTCGTTGAGTGTCCCGGATTTGTCTGATTACTTTAGCTCCAACTTCAGATGAAATTGAAAAACCTAAGTCTTCATAGAACCAGTTGATTGTAATCATCGCACCAACTCCGGGTGCAACAAAGTCATCGTCTTCGTTAAGATTTCCAGATAAACTGTTTGGTCGCAATAGATCAGGAGTTCCAATTTCAGGCATTCTTGCAAGGTTGGTGCTAAAATGGTAACCATAATAGTTTCCAATTCCTCGATGAGAAGTTAGAAATTCAAAAGACTCTTCCATTGTCGGCTTCTTAGCATAGAATTCTGCAAAACGAGGACCTAATAGTGTAAACCAAAAAAACATATCGCTTGTTCGACTCTGTCTAATTGGATCCGGTTCGGCATTAATTAGTACATCATAAGGAGTCTTAATTAATCTGGCATAATTTCTCGATTCGGTTTGAAGACTTGTTCGTAATTCAGTAGTACCATAAATCTTTTCTCCACGTCTTCTGGCATTTTCCATGTTAACCATACATTGTAGAACATATTTCTCATCGTTGACTAATCGGTCATATTTAACGAATGGAAATCCAGTGTCATGCGTTAATAGACTAATTGTGTTTGATGGACCATAAAACTTTACAATTGCTGCATTAATTAATCGGTCTTCAAATGTACATTCTGGATTGTAGAACACATTTTCGTTTAACCAAATAATCTCGTCGTGAAAAGAACGGTTTGGATGGAAGTATGGAACTGAACGTCCTTCTACTATAAATCCATGGCCAAAAGTGTCCTCTTTTCCGGTGCCTTCTCGGTGTCGAAAGGTATCGAATGTACATGTTTTTGCAAAACGAACCTCATATTCTCTTCGATTCATTTCATGCACAAAATCCCGAATGAGTTGTCTTTTTTCAGTTGGTATTAAATCCAACAGTGCTTGAGAATCCATCTCAAGCAGTTGTTTATTTGAAGTCATTTTCATATTTTATCTTTTAAAGAAGCAATCATGTGCTATTAAGTTGTCAGTGAATATAATCAATGGAACTACCCTTGAATATGGATAAATTGTTTCTAGTCTCTCTAACACTTGATACATTTCAGCTCTATGTTTTCCAGCATGTAATTCAATAAATAAATATTTAGGATTATAATCCATTAAGGTATCTATTAATGTATACTCAGCCGATTCAATATCCATTTTAATAATATCTGGCTTGTATTTCTTTAGTAACTTTTTAAGGTGGATATTTTCAACATAGTCATATTCGCTGAACTTCATTTTATTTTCAATTGAAGTAGAGCAATGTGCATTTTGACTTGACGATTTGAATATTTTTAAGGTCTTTTCAGGAAGTCCAGAAACTGCAGCATAAACCAAATCTACATAATCATCATTCTTAAATGTTTCCCTTAACTTTTCAAAGTTTCGGACATCACATTCTACAGTACAAACTTTACTTGCCCCAGAATCAAGCGCAATTTGAGTAAATGCACCAATGTTGGCTCCAAGGTCAAGACAAACTGCCCCTCTGTAGTCAATCTCAGGAATTAAATAATTAGCAATACTTTCACCAATCATAGTATCGTCAACACCTTCTGATGCACCTAGTATCTTAACATATTTCTTTTTAAGTCTGGTCCTTTCCAACTTAGAAATTGGAAACTCTGGAAGTTTAACCCTACTCATCTTACTTCTGTACTAATTTTGATACAATGTTAACCAATTCAACCTCAGGGCAGTTTTCCTGAATGATTTGGTATTGTATTGGGTCATCTTCAAAAAAACGTGAAACAATAACACCTTCACCTTTTAAACGGTTAATTGTATGCGCCTTATGGTGTCCAGAATGTCTTCTTGCCGCAACGGTATGGTTTCCACGTTCCTCAAGAGTCATTGGATTAAAATACACCTTGCATTTAATTCCTCTCTCTTTAAGGATTGCACGAACTTCGTTCTGTTCATCGACACATCTTCCAGTAATAATAAAATCGGTGGTGGCTCTTGGAGTTATTCCAATTGAGATTACTCCGTCAAAATCGTATCCGTAGATATCGCTTGGTTTTTTTGTTTTAAAAATATTTAACATGCTTAAAGTTTTGATAAAAAAAGGGAGAGTTATTTCTCTCCCTTTAGGTTAATGTAATTGTTAGACTTATTTTGTTTTAGCAATTAACTGTTTTTTTGTAGAATCTGTTAGGCGTCTTGCAGCCAATTCAGTACATTCATATACAGCGTCAGAAAACATCATCTGGTCTGGTGGGGTTTTTTGTGTAAATGCTGAAGGACCTCTTAATGCTCCTACAACTCCTAATTCTCTTGCAACTCTTAAGTAACGAACTGCGTCAATTACAACTCCTGCAGAGTTTGGAGAGTCTTGTACACTTAATTGAGCATCAAAAAGAACTGGTGCTCCACCGAATCCTGTAAGTTCTAAACGGAAGTTAGCAACTTTGTTATCGCCGTAGAATGCAATATACTCAGAAGGACCTGCATGTAAGAATGAATCTTCAGTTGAAATTCCACGGATTTCGTTTTGTGCACGAATAACGTTTTCTTTAGAAATCTTTTTAGATGCTAGACGAGATTTGTCTTCCATGTTTAAGAAATCTGTGTTACCTCCAACGTTTCTTTGGATGTGTGCTTTTACGTGATGTCCTCTTTCAAAGGCAAGTTCTTGTAACATTTGAGAAAGAATACTTGCTCCAAATTGAGAACGCATGTCATCTCCGATAATTGGAATACCTGCATCGATGAATCTTTGCTCCCAAGCAGGGTCAGATGCGATAAAAACTGGAATACAGTTTACTAAAGAGATTCCTGTTTCAAGACAAATTTCAGCCCAGAATTCAGTTGTTTTTTGAGAACCTACTGGTAAGTAGTTAATCAATACCTCAACACCATGGTCTTTTAATTTGGCAATGATTGAATCTTTCCACTCACGTGATTTTTTTGGTGTCCAATCAGTGCGATTCATGTCTGTAGAATTTCTTAGTTTTTCGTCAACTAAGAAACGATTTTGCTCTGGATAATTATCCATAAGAGCTGCGTAACCATCAATAACTGGTGATTCGTAAACTGGCGCGGTAGAAGTAATTTCATCAACGATGTCGTATGCACAGTTTGGTCTTTGTTTAAGGGCATATCCTAATGTTTGATTAACTTTACGTTCATCAATTTCAAAGGCACATTCAAATTCAATATTTTCTGCCTTGTAACCTCCAATATCGGACTTCATCATTCCGGTAATATCATTAGGATTTTCAGTGTAATATTGTACACCTTCAACTAATGATTTAGCGCAATTACCAGCTCCAATAATTCCTACTTTAATTTTCTTCATTGTTCTTAAAATTTAATTTATAATTTTTATACTTGTTTTATTTAAAAAGTTTCAAAAAAGAGTATTGATAGTCTTCTTTAAGACAACATTTTTTTCGGACGTCTCGAAATCATATTGGTAAAACTCTCTAGATAGGTGAACAGAACCTGGCTTTTCCATGTAGATATCGGCAAAATATTGTGGGTCTGCTGAGTACCAGTGAATTGGCCATTCGATTACGTTCATATTATATATAGCCGAGAGTTTGTCAACCTCTTCGTTAAATATTTCCATTAATTGAGTCCTTTCTCGTTGAGTTCCGATAAATGGTGTCCCTTTATAGTACCCGGTTTTTGGTATTCTACGACCTTCAAATTCAATAGGCAATAATTTTACAATAGTATTCTTTTGAATTCCTAAAGATTTAAGGTGTTCAAAGTAGTTTGCTACTAAACTTTTAACTGCTTCGACTGGTTTTTCTTGTCGACATAAGTGATGGCGAACATCGATGTTTCCAAAGTATGTAATTAAGTGTTCAGTTCCTTCAGGAATATAGGATTGCATTCCTTCTTTCAGGACTCCAAATAGGGTTTTACCATCATTTCGGCTGATATTTGCGCCCGGATGGTACACAGAAACTGAATGAGAATCACCTAAAACAAAAGTTTTAGAATCCAGTTTTAATTCAATAGTTTGGGTTTCCAAACTTCTTTTGGTAAGTGCTTCAGTATTAAGAGATGCCCATAGAGGAGAACATGATTTCATTCGGCTTTCGGCAAATTGTCCAACGTTTGGCATTTCTCGATTCAAACAATATATTGTTCCACTAAAATCTAAGAATCTTTTGATTCTCTCCGCTGGTTCATCAGTGGCTCCACCAAATAAGTTATAAGAACCTTGAAATTCCATTGGAAGTGCTACTAACCAAACATCGAATTGATGAATATCTTCTGACTTGGTAAGTACTTCAACATCCAATCCGATAGACTTTAATTGATTAGCTAATAAGAAGGCCCATGCACTTTTGTGGCTGGCCTTCTTTGAGCTATACGTAGTTACTACATCATCAATTGCAATCTTCTTGCCCTTTAATGAATCTAAAACTTTGTAAATGTTAACCATTGATTGATTTGTCGGTTGATTGTTGTTCATTAATGTAGTTGTCTAGCCCTTGGATATATGCAACTGCATCTAATAAGTTATCACGCTTGTGATTGTATGATTCTCTTGAGAATTTAAGTGCAACTAGTGCTTTAAACATGTGTTCACCTGTAACTTCAAGTCCGGTCATACCTTTAAAAATCATTGCAGCCCTGTCCATACCTTCTGAGAAAGGACCATAATTTCTGTCTGCTTCTTCGGAGCGGTTATTAACTATTCCGCTTGCTTCATCTAAAATATTCATAGTTTGTGTTTAAGTATTATATGTTATATATTGGTTTTGTTTTTTATGCTTGTTTTTTATAATCATTAATCAATTCTGCAATTCGGTTTAGAATTGCTCTTTGTGAATTGTGTTCTTTTTGTTTAACATCAAGATCATTAACAGTGTTCTTTAAGATTGTTAATTCAGTTAATAAGTGGCCAACCGTTGACTTGTCAATAATTTTTGTCGATTGACGCGCAAAATGAAAACTAATTAACTCTGTTAATTTTGTTTTGATACTTTCCATTCTTTCGATACAAACTTCATAAGAATTAATAATTGAAACACTTGAAGTTCTTTCAAAGTCTTCCATACCTCCGATGAATTTGTCATCAATTTTGGCAAATCTCAAACCAGAATGCGTAGGAATTTCGATTCTACTTTTATCAATACCGTAACTATTGCAAATCTCAAAGAATAACTCGGTGTTATTTGGTGTAAATTTACAATTAGTTTCAAAAACATTTTTAGCATCCATGGAATGCAATGGAATAATGTTTCGATATGAACTCACAGGATATTCAATCAATTCAATTTCTACATTATGAACTTCAGTAATGTTTTCATAGATTGCTTTATAATTTCTAAAGAATCTTAAAGCAAATACTTCATCTTCTAATGTTTTGTAAGTGAATTCATCCTCCTCTTCAGCATCTTCATCAAGGTATAACCTAGAGTCAATAACTCTTTGTCTGATCTTTTGATATTCACTAAGAGAAGTTGTAGTTAACTCTTCAATGTTATCATAACCGATTAACTTTCTGGAAGTTGTTTTATATGTAATAGTTTCTGGTTTTTCAGAAAGAGTAATTAATTCTCCAACTCTAATACCTCTTAATGCATCTACTACAAGTTTGCCATTTACTTCAAGTGTTGAAGCATATCCAGTTGTTGGTTTAAAAGTGTAAAGATTTGTTTTAGAATCGTAACCTACTTTGATTGAATTTTCCATTTGTTTCTTTGTTTAAATTAGATATGTAAATATAATACAAAAAATCGACATAAAAAAATCCTGACTAAAAAAGTTATTAACAATTTTGTCAGGATTAAATTATTACGGGATCGTTTTTCGTGATTTTCTTCCCGGCGGAATAACCCATTTTATAGTCTTCGGCTTTGATGTTCGCGAGCGTCTACTAAACTTCGACCCATCCTACTTATCACCTATTGGGGTGGTGCGACTGGTGATCCATTTTTTATCCTGGTTAAACTTCCATTTGCCTGTTATACTTGATGCAATCTCTGTAATACGTCTGGCTATCATAGCTGTGTTTGTACTTTTTGCTGTACCGATCCACCTGGTTCCAATGTTTGCGTAGTTTATAATTGCTTGTATCGTTTGCTGTAAGGAACCAATTATTTTTATTTAATTATTATAAATAAACCTCCTCTAGATGATGCGGCTTCAGCATTACCATTAGATAGAGTTACTTTAGACGCTACTTCACCACCTAGGGATTTTGCAACTTCTTCTGCAACTGAATTTACTTCAAAGAATATAACGCTACCTGCATTATCTGCTAAAATTTTATATCCATCACCTTCTACCACATTTGGCTTTTTAATGATTTTATTGATAGGACCATTTACTGATTTACTATCTATATTTAAAATATAAGTACCACTTCGACTTTTATAAGCCTTTGGACTTGGAGCATTTTCTATCGGCTCATATACATTATGATTCGATTCATTTACAAAATCTTCAAATAATTTGATGTGTTTCATCTTTAAGATATATTTTTATTTTCTTTTATATATCTTAAACAACTGGAGCATATCTCTCACTCAAAATTGTTTTATCCATTATTTGTTGTGGAGATTCAATATCTCCTCCAAGTAAGCTTGTCATAATCGCTGGAGAGAATCCTGAAACTAATGCAGTTCCTTTAGCATCAAATGAAACCGGTACTCCTCCATTTCGGGATTGAATGTTCCAGTAAACAATTTGAGGTACCTTGTAACCTGCATCGGAATACATAGTTTCAATCATCTGCTGTGCAGTTGGATTCCATCCACTTTCTATTCCATAACGTTTTGCTGTTGCCATGTTAAACTCCATATCCGATAGGATTAGGATTTTGTTTGGCATTTTATCTTGCGATAATTTGTGCTTAGTGGCCTGATCTAGGATCAGTTTGAATGTAGCCTCAAGATCTGTTGACATTCCCCAATCAGAGTCTGACATCTGTGTGTAGCGATCATTCAGTGAGCCACTTAATACTTGTAACTGTGGTTTACTTGAGAATGTAATAAATGCATCTTTAAAAGGACCTTCATTTCTTTCAGAAATATAAAGACCTAAAGAGATTGCAACATTCATACAAGTTACAGTTTTACTTCCACCCGCTGGACTTGACATAGAACCTGAAACGTCTACTACTGGTAAAATCATATCATTTGCACCTTCCAAATAGTTTGGCAAGGCTTTCCATTGTTCGTTTGCTATTGCTGCATTTCCATGTTGTAATGATGTTATAACGTCATAAGGATAAACTGCACCTGCATTAATTTTAGACTCACCTTTTACAAGGGAAGCAATATATGCTGAATAACTTTCATATGCATTTTTACCAAAGGCTTTTTGGTATCTTGCTGAAGCAACTGATGGTAATTTACCAAAGTCAATAGAATTCCAGTCCTTAGCACACATTTTAGTTTCAACAACATTAGTTAAACCTACAAGAGATTTTCTGTATTGTTTTGGAGACATTCCAGTAAATTTACGTAACTTTTCAGCGATTGGTCCTTTACGTGGCATCCATTTTGCGCATAAACCATTTTCAGCAATTAAGGCATCTGAAATTAAGGTGAATGCTTGCTTTTCAAGATATGTTCCTGTCAAGACTAGTAAGTCATCCCAACGTCCGTACTCTGGAATTAATTTTAAATTAAGTCTAAGAACCAAGTCGTGGTTTTCTGCCAAATAAGCTAAAATGTCTTTAAAAACTTGACGTTCTCCAGCTCCACCTCGAACATCTCTAGCCCAAAAAAGAAGTTTCATAGCACGCTTCGGGTCTTCATTAAATGCTTTAGAAAAAGTAGCAATCAAACGTTGTTTGTCTTGTCCTCTCATAGCTCCAATGTTAAAGAAAAGGTCAACGCAAGCATTCAATGATGTCGAATTTGTCGCCATTCCATTTTCAGTTACTATATCTTCTTGTCTTAATGCATCTATAAATTCCATTTTGTTTATTTTTAAGTTCTTAATTTATACTTAGTATCTTTTGTTTGTTTCAAAATAATTTGTTTTTTTAAAATTATTCTTAACCAATATAGATTTACAATCCATTCTAGTTCCTCTGCTTCAATATTGTCTTCGAGAGCAGTAATCATTATAAATGTGTCGATCATTTGTTTGGCTGATTCTAGTTGCCTCAGAGTAGTGCATGAATCAATTGTCTTATTTATTTTTTCAGTGGCCAAATTTGACCATCTTTCAAAATTGTCTGGTTTAAAAAAATATTGCATCATTGTTAAATTAAAAAAACCTCAGTAGTTATACTGAGGTTTAGAATATTGTTTCAATTTTTTATTAATATTCAAAAGGTGGTGTTTCATAGTCAGCTTTTTTAACAGCAAACCAATTTCTACCAACTTTGTAATACCACCAACCTCGATCAGAATCTACAACCGGGTACTCTCCTTTGATTGCATATTTTTTATATCCTCCTCTGCTAAAGTATTTAGTTACTGGAGTTCCTTCTGGCCAAGTTTTATCAGTAGATTGAGCATCGATTGATGTTCCATCAAATTTAGCTAAAACAACTTTAGCATTAAATCCGTCTTGTTGTTCTTCTTTTGCAAATTGGTTAACTGCACTTTCAACCCCTTCATTTAATGATTCTAGTATTTTGCCATTTTTTTCAATTTCATGAATTGTTTCAGGCATAGAAGTGATTCTTACTCCAATATCGCCGGACCACTTGTAATTACGATTTTGTTTTAATGAAGTATGGTTTGCAAATATTCCACCAGGTAAATTTGTAATGATAGTTCCTTTTGGCAAGATAACATTAACGTAATCTCCTATTTTTGCATTTTTAACATCTTTCTTTAATTCGTACTTTTTATTATCTAGTAATGTAATAGTTCTACCACTATTTCCAGAAATTGTTTGTAAACTGGCTTCACCAATAAACTCTTCAAAAGATTTAAACTTCTTTAAGAGCTCTTTACGTCTCTTTTTTTCTTCCTCTTCCTCTTCTTTAGCATCTCCAGAACCCTTTGGAACGTCTCCAGAACCTACTGATGTTGGTGAAGGTAAGGCAGTGGCTCCCATTCCTCCAATACTATCAGGAGAAACCATCTCATCTAGTTCATGATAACCATCATTAGCCTGTTTAATATAATTATAAGACTGTGAAATATGGTCCTGTAGCCAACCTGGTAAGTCCTTTTCTTCTCTTCCAATTTTTTGAAGTAGCTCTCCAACTGCTTTTGAAATTGCATTAAGTTGACTCATTGCCATTCCAACCTCATGGTCTTCAGCCTCTTTTACATGGTCTGGAAGTCCTTTGTGTTCTGTACTTGCAAAATCTTTTAACTGTTGAAGTGTCATAGAATCTGCAAGGTCTTTAACCTCTTGGCTTGCATCTTTAGGGTCCATATCTCCTTTTTTAAGAGCGTAGGCCATTCCCATAAGTTGTTGTTGTGCTTTACTAGTACTTGGCATAATTATTTATTTTACTTTACATATGTTTCTAAATTCATCATAATTAAATTCAATTCCTTCTTTCTTAAAATCTTCAATAGAAGCTTCTACCATTTCCTTTTTATTAACTGGGTCTTTTACTCTATTGATTATTTCAGCAATTCCATAAATCATCGGTTTTTCATCTCGACTAGATAGATTAGATATTGACTTTTCTTCGTTTAAGAATTCAGCAAATGTAGGTATATAGTTTTCCATCTTATTTATGAATAGGCTTCGATGTCCCATTGAATTCTATCTAATGGTTTTTCGCCGTAAGCTACATTTTTCTTAACCCAATCAATAAGGCCTGGTTCAAATTTAGCGTTTTGCGCCATATCGTATGCGTGGTCTGCACCACCGTCTCCTGACATGTCTTTAATCCATTTGTCATATTCTCTTTTGTTCCATCTTTTAGGCTTAGAGTGTGGTCCATTACCAGTTGTAGAAAATGCGGCCATAGATGAACTTGGAATAAATACATCAGTAAGACCTGCGCTACCTGACTTACCGTTGTCATATCCAATTTCTTTTCTATACTTAGTTAGTGCATAATCAGCGGCCTCGATTTGAGACTTATAAGACATTGCTCCAGTTTTTTTACCGTAAACCCTTTTAAGTTTTTCTTGTTTATCAGGATCAGTTTCAAAATGGATTTCTTTAATGTCATCAAATCCCCATCCTTCGTTTAGGGATTCATTTACAAAACTTTCGAATGTAGGTATATGTTTCATCATGATCTTTGTTTTCCTATTGTTACTTTTCCCATTTGAATAGCCTTTTCAATTTGATCGTATAGCTCTTGGGCATTTTTAATATCTTCTCTAGGAATTTCAAATTCTCCTTTACTACAAAGAAGAACGTAATACTCTCTATGTCCAGTTATATTAAAGTTTGCCTCACCAGTTTGAAAAGGAACTTTTTTACCTCTAACAGAACCAGAACCTATTTCGATTATGCCTTTAGAAGAATTTAATAGTTTAGCCACCTTGTCAAGTATTTTATCATCCGTGGTTTTAACACCTTCTGGATATTCTATCTTTTCATTAACAAACTGTTCAAATAGTTTAATATGTTTCATCTTACCAAGCGTAATTTTTAGCTTCTACTTTCTTAACGTAATCAACGATTGTTTTAGAACTATCTTTTAATCTACCTTCAGCCCATTTTCCATTATATCCGGATGCAATTTCTTTTTCAGTTTCAACAACGTATCCCACGTATCT